CTCTCGCTCGATTCGCGGGCCGGATATAGGGGCCCCTACCCAAAAGGAAGGAGGTGATCGCGTGATTTGCGACGAATTCACAAAAGAAGAAAGAATAACAAAAGAGAACCGGCGTCTTAACATAATCTTTCGGCAAATCCCAAAAAAAGAAAAATCAGCGATCGAGGGGCTCATAAAACGGGCGGCGTATATGCGGGTATCGCTGGAAGATATGGAATTAGACCTGGACGAAAACGGGTTTACGGAGCCATTTACTCAATCAACGAATACACCTCCGTATGATCGGCAGCGCCCAATCGCCCAATTATATAACACGATGAACAAAAATTATCAAGCGATAATGAAACAGCTATCCGATTCCGTGCCAAAAGAACCGGCCACAGAACGGGGGGACGGATTTGACAAATTTATTAGAGAACGTTAATCCTATCCGCGCGTATTGGCGGCAAATAGCGGATGGGGAGTGCGTGGTTAGTCATAAAATAAAAGTGACCTACCAAAAATTGATTAGGGATCTCGACGATGATAAAAGCGAGTGGGAGTACAGCGCCCCGCGAGCGGATCACGCGATCTTTTTTATCGAGCATTATTGCAGGCACTCTAAAGGCGCCATGGGTGGGCGCCCTTTTATATTAGAGAAATGGCAAAAGGCGGCGGTTGCCGCTCTTTTTGGTTTTATACATAAAATAGACGGCATACGGAAATATCGAGAGATAATATTGATCGTCGCAAGAAAAAACGGGAAATCTCAATTAGGATCTGCGATTGCGTTGTATATGCTCTTTGCGGATGGAGAGAATGGGCCAGAGATTGTTAGTGCTGCTACAAAGCGCGACCAGGCAAAAATAATATGGGCGGAATCCAAACGGATGGTAAAAAAAGCGCCAGCATTGTCTAAACGGGCGAGGACCTTGGTAGGGGAGATCGTTACCGATTTTAACGACGGCAGTTTTAAACCACTATCAAGCGATAGTAACAGTCTAGACGGGTTAAATGTCCATTGCTCACTAATAGATGAGCTGCATGCGATCACGGACATAAATTTGTATGATGTTATTATCGACGGCATGTCCGCACGTGAACAGCCGCTATCGGTTATTACTTCTACCGCGGGGACGGTGCGTGAGGGTATTTTTGATCAGAAATACGATGACGCGAAGAAGATCATAGAGGGATACGAGGGGGGAGATTACCAAGATGAAAGGACATTGCCGCTTATTTATGAATTGGATAACCGAAAAGAATGGACTAATCCAAAATGTTGGCAAAAAGCTAATCCCGGATTAGGGACGATAAAATCGCTAGATCAATTAGCAGAAAAGGTACGCAAAGCGCAGTCTAATGCCTTGCTCATTAAAAATTTGGTTTGCAAAGATTTTAATGTCCGAGAAACAACCTCGGAGGCGTGGCTCGCTTTTGAACAATTAAACAACATCGCCACATTTAATGTATCCGAATTAAAACCCCGTTACGGGATAGGCGGGACGGACTTATCCAGCACGGTGGATTTAACATGTGCAACGGTAATTTTTATGGTGCCAAACGATCCACACGTATACGTATTACAAATGTACTGGATACCGGAAGATATTATCGAAAATAGAGAAAAAGAGGATAAGATACCCTACACAAAATGGCGGGATCTCGGGTTGCTGCGAACGACACCGGGAAACAAAGTACATTACCGGTACGTAACAGATTGGTTCTTAGAGATACAAAAAGACTATGATATATACATACCGTGGGTAGGGTACGATCGTTGGTCGGCTGATTATTGGGTGGAGGAAATGAAAGGTCACTTTGGCGAAAAAAGCATGGAGCCTGTAGCACAGGGGGTACAAACATTATCATCTCCCATGAAGTTGTTAGGGGCGGATTTAGAATCTAAGATTGTCAATTATAATAATAATCCAATTTTAAAGTGGTGCTTGTCGAATACCGCAATCGCGATAGACAAAAATTTAAACATACAGCCTTGCAAGACGCGTAATCAACGACGTCGAATAGATGGTACCGCGTCTTTACTAGATGCATACGTATGTTTAGAGCGGCACCGGGACGACTATTTAAATATTATTTAGAGGGGGTGAAAAATCATTGAATTTTAGAGATATGTATAAGACGGTATTTGGCAATAAACAACCGCCGCAAACAACAACCTCATATAAGATGCTCAACAATTATACGCCCCAATTTTCGCCCTTTACAGGTAACATGTACGATTCGGCGACAGTTAGGACGTGTATAGATGCGATTGCCCGAAATGCAGGAAAATTGAAATGCAAACATATACGCAGGACGGATAAAGGGATCACTAATTTGCGATCGTCGCTAGAAACTCTCATACAGGTGAGGCCGAATCCATACATGAATGGCTATGCGATGCTATATAAGTTAGTATCCCAGCTTTTTTGCAGCAATAATGCATTTATATATATCCAGCGGGATTCAAGTGGAGATACGATCGGGTTATACCCGATAAGTTATCAAATGTTGGAATTGCGGGAGTATATGGGGCAATTGTATTGCAAGTTTACGTTTTTGGCGGGCAGGGATATGACGGTACCCTACGAGGATATTATCCACCTAAGACGCCACTATAATGACGATGATTTTTTTGGGGAATCTAATACGCGTCCATTAATGCCTGTATTGGGGATGATAAAAACACAGGATCAGGGGATTGTAAACGCCATCAAGTCTAGTGCTAGATTACGGGGATGGCTAAAATTTTCGCAGACGGTACGGCCGGACGATCTGGAAGCCAAACGAAAAGATTTTGTAAAAAACTATCTAAGCTACGAAAATGAAAATGGGATAGCCGCGGTGGATGCGAGTTTTGATTATATCCCCACCGAAATAAAATCTGTAATGGCGGATGATAAACAAATGGCGATATCGAGGGATAGCGTATATCGGTACTTTGGCGTAAACGAAAAGATCGTAACCAATACTTACAAGGAAGAAGAATTTAACGCCTTTTACTCGTCCGTGTTGGAGCCGATCGCCTTAGAACTAAGTCTCGAATTTACATCTAAATGTTTTACTAAGCGTGAAAAGGATGTAGGCAACGAGATTGTGTTTAGCGCAAGTAGACTAACCTTTGCGAGTAATTTGGTCAAGGTAAATCTTGCTAAGCAGTTAGTACCTTATGGGATTTTTACGATAAATGATATCCGGGAAATTTTTGAGTACGAACCTCGGGAAGACGGGGATAAATATATACAAACGCTGAACGTCGTAGATGCGGCAAAAGTAAATGACTATCAGGGTGTAGGTGACAATAAAACAGGCGACAACGAAGGAGGTGGAAATGGTGACGCAGAAGAAACAGGAGACAATCAAGACCAGTAAACGGGAAATACGTATGGCGGAAATGCGCTTGGCGCAGAGCGAACCGGATAGCATGGTAGTCGAGGGCTATGCAATTGTTTTTGACAGCCCAACAACAATATGGGAATATAACGGTATTGAATATAAAGAGGTTATCGCGCGCGGGGCGCTTACGGGCACGGATATGTCGGATATACCATTTAAATACAACCATTCCGATGATGTCATGATAATGGCCCGAACAAGAAATGGAACGCTGGTTACACAAACGGATGATAAAGGGCTATTGATACGGGCGACACTTGCCAACACTTCTTCGGGGCGGGATCTGTACGAATTGATTAAACGCAAAGATATCGATAAAATGAGTTTCGCGTTTACAGTGACCTCGGAGACATACGACGAGGATACACACACACGGACAATTAATAAGATAAAAAAATTATATGATGTGGCTGCGGTGGACATGCCCGCATATGATGATACGAGCATAAGTGCCAGGTCATTCTTTGAATCGGCCGAAAAAAGAAAAAATACTCGGGACAGATTACGACTAATGACATATTTATAAAATTAGCGGCCGGAGGGTCACTTTTTTATCGTGCTGGATAGTACGATGCGATGCTGGATAGCGTCGAACATAGCATTTAAAAAAAACAATAAAAAACAGGGGGATTGTAAAAATGGAAAAAAGACTTGCAGAAATTAAAGAACGAAGATTAGAAATCCGGGGCATGCTGAATTCGCCGGATAAAGTGGATACTAACGCCATCGAAAAGGAATTGATCGAACTGGAAAAAGAGGAAAAGGATTTACTTGCGCGTAAAAAGATTGCGGACGGGATATCGGAGGGGACTATCATATCTCGGGGTATCGAAAAACCGGCGGGCGGGCTGCCGAGTGGAGTTATCGCAAGAGAAGATCGTGGCGAAGAAGACCCTAGCAATAGCATTGCCTATCGTCGAGCATTTCAGAGATTTGTTACTCGGGGCACCCCTATTCCTGTCGAATTGCGGGTAGATGCGGTAACGACTACTAGTGATATTGGCTCGGTAATCCCTACGACGATCATGAACAAGATCATCGAAAAGATGGAAGCCACTGGAATGATTTTGCCGCTTATCACGAACACCTCATATAAAGGGGGCTTGTCCATTCCGACGTCTAGTGTAAAACCCGTCGCTACATGGGTATCGGAGGGGTCGGGCAGTGATAAACAGAAAAAGACTACCAGCAGCATTGTGTTTTCATATCATAAATTGCGGTGCGCGGTCGCAGTCAGCATCGAAACGGATACAGTGGCGTTGCCGATTTTTGAGGCCACCTTGATTACTAATGTGGCCACGGCCATGGTAAAATCATTGGAGCAGGCGATTATATCCGGCGTAGGCACCGGGTCGCCAAAGGGGATACTGAAAGAAACTCCCGCAACGGGGCAGGCTTTGGACGCCGTGCCGTCTTACGCTACGATGGTTGCCGCGGAAGCCGCATTGCCCATCGAGTACGAAAACAACTCGGTTTGGGTGATGACTAAAAAAACGTTTATGGCGTTTATTGGCCTGGTTGATGACGCGGGACAGCCGATCGCACGCACAAATTACGGATTAGCAGGCAAACCCGATCGGTCGTTGCTTGGTCGTCCGGTACTTATTTGCAACTACCTAGATACTTACGTATCTGGTTTGGCGGCGGGGAGTATTTGGGCGTTTATCTTTAATTTTGAGGACTATGTTTTAAACACAAATTATCAGATAACCGTCAAAAGATACGAGGACTATGAGACGGATGATTTGGTTACAAAAGCGATTATGCTTGCGGATGGTAAGGTAGTGGACATTAACTCTCTGGTTACTTTAAAGATCGCGGCAGGCGCATAATAGGGTTGGGGGCGCTAGCCCCCATGCTCATATAAGGCGGTGAGATTATGACGGTACAGGAAGTGCGTGATTATCTGCGGGTAGACGATACGTGTAGCGATTTAGAGATCGCGGGTCAGATGACCGCGGCCATGGAGCTCATCAATGGCCAAACGGGGAAAACGCGATGCAAATCGGGGGTCGGGGAAGACGGACTGCCTATCTATGTCGCGATCTCCGAATCGCCGCTATATAATATGGCGGTGAAAAATCTATGCGCTCACTGGTTTGAAAACAGGGGCATGGAGATGCTGGGTACATTTACAAAAACACCGTTGTCGGTAGAGGCTATCATAAAGCAAATCGCGATATGCGGTGACTACATATGATAATAGGGCGCATGACAAAACGAGTGGATTTACAGTATCCTAAACCCATCGCGGATGGTCGTGGGGGAAGAAAGATTGACTGGAAGAATGGCGGTCGGATATGGGCGGAGATAAAGAAACCGATTGTCAGTGTATTGGAACAGTCGGGGGCGGTGTCGAGTATACTAACAAGTGAGATGTCGATACGGCAGCGGCGGGATATATCGCGCGGTTGGCGAGTATTATGCGAGGGAAAAACGTATGATGTTATACATACATACGACATAAACAGAGACGCCACAATACTCGTGTGTAAGGAGGTAATAAAATAATGGCGGGTATCGGTTTTAAAGTAAATTTTAGCGCGCCGGAGATCCAAGTAGCGCTAGACCAGATAAAATCGTATGACGGGAAGTCTCGCTTACAAATCGAAAAAGTGGTATCCGATTCGGTAAAAGCGATTCGCGCGGGGGCGGTGTCGCGAGTGGGAAGTCATACGGGGTATCTAAAAAAAAATATCCGGTCTAATTTTAGCGTAAAGACAGTTACCGGACAGGTAAAAGCCAAGTCTCGATATGCGCATTTGATAGAGTTTGGGGCACGGGCGACAATTGTCCGGCCAAGACTAAAAAAATCATTAAAGATATATAGTCCGGGGGCGATATTTTTTACTAAGATCGCCCACATACCCGCGAGGCCACCGCGTCCTTTTATGCGGCCGGCGTTTGAGGATGAGAAGCCCAATCTAATATCTGGATTGGAGAAGGCGGTACAGCCATGATTATGAGACGAGTACCGATGAACGCTTTACAAGGCGCGATATTTGAATTATTAAAGACTAAACAGTCTTGTGAAGTCTATGACGATGTCCCACAGGAAGCGAAAATGCCGTACATTACCTTTGGCGCGTTTACGTGGAAACAAAACGGCAATAAGACGGTGGATTTATCGGACGTATCTTTACAGATACACATATGGTCCGAGTATGAAGGAAAATCCGAAGTCAACGGCATCGCCGATGATGTTATCGCGGTGCTCACCTCGTGGCCGGTTGATATATCCTCGGATAAATTCAATGCGCTAAGTCAGGATATCGATTTTTTCGAAGCCTTTCCAGAGGATGTTGGGGGTTATCACGGAGTAGTAACGTTCGTTTCGAAAATACAAAATATAAATTGAGAGGGGTAAAAAATTATGAGTATTGTATTGCCAGTAAACCCAAGTATCGCAAGTGCGTGCGTGGGTAAAGATTTTTTATTGTACGTCAATGGGGGCACCGCGGTAACACCGGAATGGATGCTAATAGGCGGACAGCGTAGTGCGTCTTTGTCCCGATCGGCGGACGAAATAGACGTAAGCAATAAAGTATCAAATGGGTGGAAAGCGGTAAAAGCCGGATTACGTAAATGGTCTATCGATTTAGGTAGCTTGGTTATTTTGTCCGATACAGGATTGGCGATTTTGGAAAACGCTTTTATGGCGGGGGCGGAGATCAACACTAAATTGCTATACCCGGATGGTAGCTATCAAACAGGCTGGGGCAGTTTAACAGATTTTTCGATGGATACGCCATATGACGGCGAGGCAACGATAAAGGGTACCATTGGCGGTAACGGCGCTCTTAGCGACCGAACACCGTCCATAGACCCCTTAACCGCCACGGTTAGCTTAGCGGCGATAGTGGATAAAGTATTTAATATCCTGCCTACGACGACAACGGTGTCTAGGGTCGCTAATGGCAGTACCGCGCTAACAGTAACCACTGACTACACCTACTTAGCAGGGGTGCTCACTTTAAAGAGTACTTATCTGGACGGTCTTGTTGCGGGGTCATATACGTTTAATATCACCACGGGAGACGGAGCGGCGATCGCCGTTGCGTTGACGGTGACCGAGTAATCACAAAAAGGGTCGACGTTATCGCCGGCCCTTTTATATTTTTTAGGGGGTAAAATTATGCGGAGAGAAATAAAGTTCGAACTATTTGGTAAAAATCAAACTATTTATTTTGACATTATGCGCCTGGCGGAGTTGGAAAAACGTCTTGGGTGCTCGATCATAGACACAATTAAAAAAGGCGATGCCGGGATCAATTTTTGTATCGCAGGGCTTAGCGTAGGCATGCGACACCACTACCATAAAGCGCGCCCCGAGGATTTTGTAAAATTAATGGAGCAGTATTTTGAGGACGGCGGCACTCTGGACGATTTGGCTATCCCGATTATCCGTGCTATTGTCGCTAGTGGGATACTCGGGAAAGAATCCGCGGATAAAGCGGAAACTCTCGGTACCACAGAAACACAGGACGATGAAACCGAGGAAGACGAAAAAAACGGCTAAAAGGTTGCCGAATACTATGTTCGGTAGCCGATTGGATAGATTGGGCGGAGGAGGACGCTTACGGTCCGCTAAATTTAAAACCGTGGGAATTCTCCCGATTACAACCGCACGAATTTTATAAAATGCAAACAGGGTATATGTTTAGAAAAAAAGACGCAGAAAACACAGCGGCGTTTTTTGTTGCGTATCTGATGAATATCGAAGGCAGGTGTCTCGATAAACCGTTATATGGTAACGATCTGGTGGCGCCATTGCGGGGCGCGGAAACGCAGAATAGGAAAAAGGACGATAAAGAGTATTTAAAAAGTGCGTTTAAAAAATTCCTGTAAAAAAATAACCGGGATTATGACCCGGTTATTTTTTATGCGAGGTTTAGGTTTTTGGTGAGCCATTTTAAAGCGGATACAGCCCAGGGGGTCGGTAATTTAGGCAGTGTGGCTAGTTCCGACCCCTCGCCGGTTATTACCAATCGTGACGATCCCGCGCCACACGAGGACAGTGATACCGCGGTTATAGTATCGAGAGGGACAAGAGATACCTCGCCGGACCTGCCGCGGAAATAAAGATATCCGTCGTCAATCTCTATTTTTGTCGCACTTAGACGGCCGCCGGGAAAGAAAGTCAAATCAGATGATTTTTTAGAACCGAAGAAATTAAACACGATATCACGTCCTTTTTATTTTAATTATAGCATATAGTGATAAATATGGCAATATCGAAAGAAAGGGGGATTGCGTAATATGGCAACAGTCGCGGAACTCGTCGTCCAGATCGGCGGCGATTCGTCGGGCCTTAGAAAAGAGATCGCGGCAAGTCAACGACAACTAAAAAAAGGATTTGGCGTAGATGCGTTAGCGATGTCCGGTGCGGCGTCTGATCTGCTGATAGGATTAGCCGCAGCCGCGGGGTTGGCTGGCGGTGCAGCGGTAAAAATGTCATCGGATTATGCGGCGAGTAAAACCGCCTTTACTACTTTGTTAGGATCGGCGGCAGCGGCAGAAAAGATGATGCAGGATCTAGCCACTTTTGCTGCGGATACACCATTTGAACTTCCTGGTGTAATTAAAGCATCGCAAATGCTACTCGCGTTTAAATTTTCGGCGGAGGATATCATACCCATCATGTCGGCAGTCGGTAACGCTATCGCACTAGTCGGCGGTGGCGACGAGGCCATCGATGGGGTGGTACGGGCCCTTGGCCAGATACAGGCAAAAGGGAAATTGTCCGCGGAAGAAATGAATCAATTGGCCGAACGAGGAATTAATGGTTGGCAATACCTTGCGTCTGAAATGGGGGTATCCGTCGCAGCGGTCATGAAAATGACGCAGGACGGCGCTATCGATTCTACTACCGCGATCAATGCGGTAGTTAGTGGCATGCAGGAAAATTTTGCCGGGGGCATGGACGCCATGAGTAAGACCGTCCCAGGTCTTATGTCAACAATAAAAGATAACACCGGCCTGCTTTTAAAAGAGATAGGGGACCAGATAATTGACGGCCTAGATCTCAAAGGCCGTTTAACCGATGTAACAACATTTTTAAATAACTTTACAGCATTGGTAAAAAGTTCGGGCGTAAAAGCGGCTATACAAGAATTAATACCCGCGGAAACTACCGCAGGGGTGTATGCATTTGCCGGGGCGTTGACGGGAGCGGCGGTACCAGCGATGACCGCATTTGGTTTTGCTACCTGGGCGGCTCTTGCCCCGTTAGCGCCCTTTATTGCTCTTGGCGCCACGGTGGGACTAATGGCATACGAAATCTGGAACAATTGGGAGCCCCTAAGCGAGTTATTCAGTTCCTTATGGGATTCGGTTTTGTCCACCGCTTCGGAATGTTGGGATGCGGTTACCGGGGTATTGAGTTCCGCATGGACATACATATCAGGTATCGTTGATTCGGGCGTGGAATCCGTCAGTTCCGTGACAAGTGGCACTTGGGCGGCGGTGACCTCTTATGTCGGCGAAGCATGGGACGAAATAAAATCCGTGGTAGCATCGGGGGTTGATTGGGTGCTCGGTAAATTACAATCCATGTTGGCATACATAAAATCAATCGTTCCCGACAGCGTTAGCAACATGTTTACCTCACTCGGCAGCACCTTTGATAATTACAAAGCGTCCGCCGACGGGTCCAGCGATAGTACAAACGCAAACCCCGTATGGGGTAAATTCCATTGGGGAAACAAAACGTCCGACGCCACGACAAATAACGATACGCCGCCACCAGAAAAACCAAACACCGAATTTACGGGGTTGCATAATGCGCCGATGAGTTCGGACGGGGGAGGCAAAGCGGGGAAAGAAAAGAAAGATAAATCGGGTGAAAAATTAGCAAACGAAGCGAAACGAATTACAAAAGAAATTAATAAGGAATGGACGGATTTGACCGGCACAAAACTGGATTCGCTTGATAATTGGTACCAGGAAGAATTAAAAAAGCTTAATGAATCTGCATCCGCAAACGCGGATTATGAAAGCGACGTAACGCGGTTAAATGAGGTATATGCCCTAAAACGGCAAAAGATAATCGCCCAAGAAAAATGGGATAAGATAGATGCATTTAATCAGATAGCGAACACTTGGGAAGCTACTCAAAAAGAATTAACGCTGGGGGCGCTGACGGGGTCGGCGAAAGAAGAAACAAGCGCCGCCTTTGACACATTAAGCAAAATTAAAACGGTGGAATCGGATTATCAAAAGATCATGCAAAATTACGAAGAAGGTACCAATACCCAAAAGGCGAATATCATTGCTGCCCTCGATGCGGTGGGCATTAAGTATACAACGACCGCACAAGGGACATTAGATTTTACTAAGCAGATAGCAGACGATAGGAGTAAATACGTACAACAAAAAAATCAGGAGGACTTGAATAACTATCAGACTTGCAAAGACATACAGCAGGATATCGACGCCGCATACACCGCGAACAGCATGGCTATGCTGCAACAGGCGCTAACCGACGAAAATGCGGAGCGGCAAAACAATTACGATGCTCAAAAAGACATGATGGACACTTGGCAAGCGGTCATGCTCGCCGCGAACGAGACAACCGCGCAACTCATATCGGATTTGTATTCGAGTGGATTTACAGGTGTACAAACCGCGATATCGGATATACTAACGGGTACTACGAGCATTGGCGACGCGGTCAAGTCGTTAGGAAAAACATTATTAAAAACGATTGCTGACTGGGTCGCTAAATGGATAGCGGGACAATTGATGATGTCAATTTTTGGTAAGTCAACTATGGCCGCGCAAACGGCGGCGAGTGTCGCGGCGGCGGCGATAACAGCTAAGGCCTGGGCTAAAGCGGCGGCTATGGTATCTCTTGCGTCATGGGGAGCCAATGGCGTCCCCGCGACTGCGGCTATTATTGCTACCACATCAGTAGCGGAGGGGTTAGCTACGGTTCCTGGACTTGCTACGGGTGGTGTTACCACCGGCCCAACATTGGCGCTTATTGGCGAGGGAAGATACAAAGAAGCAGTAGTCCCGCTTGAAAAAGGTCTTTTTGCAAAATTAATGGACGGCGGCTCGGCGAAATCTGCTACCGAAAACGCGGGTACGGGGGCAAAAATAAGCACAATATTTACTAATTATGGTGATATAAATAATGGGTCGGACCTAGACGAATTATATAATGGCGTTAACACCGCGGTGTTGACCGGATTGCGGGGGGTGTGATATGTCGGACGATATACGAGTAGTAAAGGCAGGGGTGTCGCATACCCTAGCCATCGGTTGGGGGCTAACAGATTACGGATCAATTGAATTCGGTGCAAAATTGACGGATAAGGCGTTTGTGCATGGATCGGATTTAACCGGCGATGGAAAAGTAAGCGGGCGAACAATAGTCTTAAAATTTGATGTCCAGGGAGACACCGAGGAGACGTTTAATACCGCTATGAACGAGGCGTATTATTGGCTGACCGGTGAGTTTGATTTGTATGTAGGGCGCGCCGATCGTGTGTATCACGTAGCCGCGTGCTCAAAAATAAAAGGCACTAATAACGACGGGTATAAATTTAGGTGGCTTGATATCGAGGTATCATTACTACTTGCAGACCCTTTTCGGTATGCGACATCGCCAACAACGATATCAAACGAATATGAGGTGGCTCAAATCGAAACTCCGGTTACCTTTACCAATCCCTCTAGCATCGACGTGCCACTGGTATTTACTTTTACGCCATTGGTGAGTATGCCCGAAATTATTATCGGACATGTGGAATCGGGTCAAAGTTTTACACTAGCGGATACAGTATTGGCCACGCCTGCGGTAGCGGTGGTAGATGCTAAAAAAGGTACCGTATACCGGGACGCGAACAACAGTATCAACACCCTTAGCGGATTATTTTTACACGCGCTACCGGGCAGCAATACATATAAGGTATCGTGTGCGGCGGGTCGCGTAGACATATCATATACGGGGCGGTGGTTTGTGTGAATATGATGTTCGGAAGAAATATATGGGGCAGATATATTTACGCTGCCCCTACCGTCGCTAGCACGCCAGAACCGGTAGATGATGTCGTAAATTACCTACCCGACGTGTATAGTGTAATCGCATACAATAAAGACGGTACAAAAACCGCTGTTTTTGGTAATGGTGCGGAAGATAACAGCATTACGAGTTTGGCTTTTGAGTTATCCGAGACCGGCTGCGGGGCGTTTACGCTCGTTTTTAATAAACTGCCAACATTAGCACAGCTAAGCTACAAACAGCGGATTGATGTATTTTTATTTAACGATAGTCGCCCTTGGTACTCTGGATATGTATTGACGCGGCCAATCGAGGGCACGACAGATACGTCATTTAGTTTTACGGGGTACGGGTACTATAATCTTCTCGAAAAAATTTACGTTTGGGGGACATACGCTAATCAAGAGGTTGCGTCGATTGTGCGTGATCTTGCTAAGCAGGCGGAAGCAAAAATAGGTCTGGTGTATAATAGCGACAAGATTATTAATACCGGATATATAATTAGTACTATTACCTTTGACGGCATAACCGTAAAAGAAGCGTTGTCAAAGCTATCAGATTTTGCGATCGATTATGTGTATGGCGTAGATACCCGGCGGAGTTTATATTTTAAACCAAGGGTCGATGCGATAAATGAACAGGGTCGATTTTGGGTGGGCAAGCATATCGGTAGCTACGTCCCATCTTGGGACGTAGAAAAAATAGTAAATTGGGCAAAAATAAAGGGAAATACGGATTCGAGTACCGACACCACATGGCTTGCTACGGTGGAGGATAAGCCGAGCCAGGAATTGTATGGCGTGCAAGAAGGCACGTATACTTTGCCCACGTATTGCGCGACCACCGACGCAGAATACTGGGGCAAAAACCAAATAAATACCTATAAAGACCCAATCCGCAGCGCAAAGTTAAAAAACATAACGCTGGAATATCCTAAAGCAGACGGGTCTTTTTTTGTACGTAAATTATCTACTGACGGACGTGTGGCCATATACCCAATAACGGGTGAGATGCAAACCTACCCCATCACAAAATTAAAATATAATATCTCCCGTGACAAAGGTATTGAACTTACTGACGTCGAGGTTGGGGAACAACCAACCACGATTGATCAATACCTAGCGGGGTTGGAACGCACCGCCAAAAATGCGGAATTGCTAACGTCTAACAACTAGGAGGTAAATAGACATGCCAAAAGATTTCAGATATGACCCTTTTAACGATGACCTGCAGGCGATAGGGATATCGGGGGAGACACACATAATACCTAGCAATTCGCCATATGTGATTAGACTAAATGAGGTACCCGACAAGAGTACCCCGTCGACGCTTAGTATGACCATCGCGGGTGTCGTCGCGAGTGAGGTAGCAGCGACACCCGCGGCAGGGGAATTTCGGCCGGACTATTCGACAAGTGCAGATAATGATAGCGCGTGGAATACGGGGTTGATACAATTTAGTTCCGCCGATGCGGGGAAAATTGTGGTGGCCGCGTATCAGGGGATCGGTACTTTGGCAAGTGTTACGTCAAACCAATACCCCGGATGGTGGCTCGATCGGGGGGACGGCTCCGATGGCGATTTTGCGCCGGCAAGTAATACAACACTTGATGGATTGTATCAATTTAAAAGCATCAATATTCCCGCAGGTGTGGAAATAGTCGCCCCCTTTACGCACATAAAATGCGCGGGCAGTGCGGTAATTGCTGGATCACTCACCGCCACAGGACATGGCGCAAGCGGCGGGGCGGTCCCTAGTGGAGAAACGGAGCAAGATGGCCGTCCGGGAGGAA